TTGAAAATAAAACGCTTTAGAATGCCTTTTTTAGATTGATCATTAAGAGTGTTAATAAACTTGAAACCGGGTCTTGAATATGCACCACCTTGGGCTTTAATGAAGAAGTTTTCACACAGATTCAAACCCGTGGCGTATTTTACTGTATCCGCTCTTGATTGCAGGGAAGGCGATATTTCACCGGATGTGAACGACCTTTGAATTATCTCAGTCACACTTATCTCCTTACAGTCACATATTCACTGTCATCCGGTTCAAGATAACCATCATTCATATCATCAGCAGTTGCAGATCTGAGATACTCTTCATAAATCTGCAACGAGTCAGATCTCAACTGCCGCCCTTTTTCAACACCAATGATGGGAATCGCAATTTCAGAAGCAAGTAAATGAGACAGTGCCAGAATGAAATCATCACTAAACAAATTGGGATCAGTAATCTTGATACTGTAATCAATGCGCAAGCCGGATTCGTTGGCACCGATGATCTTTGCATTGTTAAAGTTGAACACCTCATATTCAACCTGCCGCCTGTAACTCGTAATGGGCAGAAGCTGTGTGTCAATCAGTCGTGAAACCACTGAAGCATCACCGGTGACTTCTTCATATTCGGGGATGATACGGTGAATTTTGAGGCAATCCACGGGGTATGAATACGAATACGCCCAATTGTAAATATCAACACTGGAAGATGCCAAAGTAACAATGGTTCTGTTGAAATTCCAACCCGGATCACGAAGACAACGATCTCTCATGAACGGGTATTTAAGCTTACATATCTGGGCTTGGATACTCGCTTCGGTGAGTGAATTGATACTCCCCGCCCGGATATTGCTCAAAGCCAAATTGCAAATCTCAACCGCATCAGCCATGATACAATTCCTTTATTAAAGGGTTTCGACAGTGGAATCGGCTTTCTGACCATCACCCATGAAAGTCAGATCATCGATATCCTTCTGGTCCGATTTGGCTTTCTTCTCTGCTTCTTTTGCGGCTTTCTTCTCTGCCGCAAGTCGTTTTTTCTTCTGTGCTGCTGTTTCTGCTTTCATGGGTTCAAGCCATGAAGGGACAGGCTTCAACGGCTTGTCAGTGTAAAGAAACGGACGTTTGCCATTCGGATCGTAAGTTTTACTGTTGTAAAAACCTTTTTCTTTAACTTTGTACCTGGGCATTTTATTTCTCCTTAAATAAAAAAAATGGGATTACTGAAAAACGATTAACGTCATAGTAACCCCATTTGATTGAAAAATCAAACCGTTTAGGTTTTAATTATGCACCGGTGATGTTGGTCTGGTTCCCCATGGTGATACCGGCTGTGACTTTACCTGCGGTCATGGGACCACTGGCAACGACATATTCAATACCCAGATACCGTTCATCAATCTGATTGGGCAGCACTTCGATGGGGATCTGATACCCCGCAACAAGATCGGCTTCACCGATGGGACCGACTGAAACAACAGTTGTTCCCAAACTGGCGGCAGACCCTTTTGAAATGTTGACGGTCAAAGTACCTGCACCGGATGTACCGGCCGCAAAATCTTCAGTCACCTGGACCAGAAGGGGAACTTTGTTTCCTTTACCGATGTCCTGATTCAGATTGGTCTTGGCATCATATGGGGTTCCCGGCGCTCCAAGATCGATGACATTGGTGGAATCAGCACTCACCGTGATTACCTGATCATCTGAAAAAAGCTGTTCAGCAGAAAAAATCATTTTTATATCTCCTTGTTTAAATATTCAATGCTTTTCAATCACTGCATCAAACCGGGATTAAGTGACCCTGGCTTCAGTGTTCAGCAGAGCGTCAGTTTCACGGATGGGAATACCACGGTAAGTCATGATTTCCTCACCCTGGATCTCCATCGGTTTCAGACGAATGTAACTGTCAGAGGCACCGGCGTTGGTTGCAAGGGCATCCAGTGCTTCTAGAACGTCGCGATTGCAGTAAATGCAAAGCTTGCCACCGGCCACCCGGCGATTCTGAAGCTGGTAGTATGCCTTTCTCATGAAGTCGTAAAGTGCAACAGAACCTGCCGCCATATTACTGACATCAATATTGGCAACACGGGAAACATACCGCCAATCTTTCACTGCAAGGCCAACATGCCAGGTGAAAAGTTCTTCCATAGCATAGTAGGCATTTCCGTCACCATCAACCACGCGCTGTTCACCTTTGTCTTCACGCTGGACACCTGCCTGGGTGCCTTTGGGATACAGAAGGTTGCACTGATTGTCACCCCATGTCACAAACCACATCGAGGTGTTATCTGTTCCGGTTCCACCGGCGTCAATGATCTGGTTCCCATTGGCTGCACTGAGGTCATTGAACCTGGGTGCAAGACCCATGAACTCTTCAGGATCAGATGCAGTGTTCCCGTAGAACATTTTATCTGCAACTTCCTGACTCATTGACTCAAGAAACGCCTGCGCTTCACCGAGTCTCACAGCACCTTCGTTGGTGGAAAGATCCAGCAGTCGTTTATCAATGGTGCTCAGACCTTCAACAAAACCGGTGGTATCTTCAACCTGTGCCTTGCCGCTCTTGCTGTTGGGAATACCCTTGTAAAGTTTACCCCATGTCACAGAAGGAAGACCGGTTCTGACAGTGTGCAGATGAGTGGTTCCTTTGTTACATTCAACTGCAATCGCGTCGTCCAGAATCGGGTTCATTTCCATCAGCATTTCAATGATCGGTACGAACTGCCCCCGCCCATCCTGCTGCTTGTAAATGTCGATCAAATCAACAAAACTGTTACCAAGTGTTGCCATTTTCAATTCTCCTTAATTTAAGATTTTCTCGCATTAGGGTAAAGAATTGAAACACGATCAGTTGCTTTTGCGGGAGTTCCGGCAGTATCGTCACCGGGTACATCTTCAGCAGTCAACTTTCCAACCTTCACCATAAAACGAATAACTTCAGGATGATTACCAATTCCGTAATCTTCCATTAACTGTTTCAACTCCGGGGTTCCAAACTTGTTGACAGCGGCCTGTGCAAATCCAATATTCTCATCGAATTTATCGCCGCCGAACTCACTGTCGTTTTTGGAATCCTCACGCCACTTGCCAACCTGCTCATTGAATGCATCAACCTGTTTCTGTGTACCCGCCTGGACAAGATCCGAATAGACATCAACAACTTTCTGTGCCTGTGCCTGGTCAAGACCCAATTCTTTAAACAGGGGTGTTGCCATGGTAACGGCATCAGTGTCAATCTCCATACCTTCTTTCGGCTCAAAATCGGCATAGGTAATACCTTCAGTTGACGTATCATCGTCAGTCTGGGTTGTATCGTCCGTGGTGTCATCTGTCTGAGTATCATCACCAGTCTGATCGACGTTTGTATTATCGTCAGTCTGGGTGGTGTCATCAGTCTGGGTTGTATCGTCCGTGGTTACATCGTCAGTCTGGGTGGTGTCATCTGCCATCTTTATTCTCCCTTAACATAGTTAAAAATGATTCATCTGCCGCTTCTTTCACTTCCCTTTCAAGCCATATCCCAAAGTCTCTTAAACCTGAATTGAAAGCGTGTCTATATGGATCTTTGTCAAACACTGTATCATAAGTGCTACACCTTTGCAAACACCGGTGTATGAAATTCCTACCATTCTCAGTTTTCATGATCTGCCGAATGGCATAAAGTTCAAGTTCTCTTTGTTTATCTGACATTATGCCAACCCTGCCCTTCTCATCACAGCACCAACAGCATTATCATCTTCGACCTTGATGTCACTGACATCCTTCCCTGTTTTGGCAAGCTGTTCACCCTGTGCTATGGCCTGTGCCTGTGCCTTCTGTTCAGCCTCAAGCTTATTAAGCAGTGCAACCTTCTCATCAGAATTAATGATTGAAGGATCAACACCAAGAGCAGAAGCATATTCATCAATCGCCTGTTCAGCATTAATCTTATGCCTTGCGCCAGGCCATACACCGGTGATGGACCCTGCAAAAGTGGCAATGCGATCAATTGCACCAGTATTGACAAGACGCTGTGCCTGGGCAAGAACAGACACGTATTCAACGTCAAGATCTTTATTTTCCAATTCCTGGGGTGGCACAGGAAGAACTTTGTTATCCTGAAGGATGTTAAATGTTCGATCAATCAGAGGATCGAGTAACTCAGTATGAAGCCGTTCCAGAACAGGACCGAGCATCAGCAACTTTTCTTCATGTTTCTCGGCTACTTCTCTGGCTGTTATCTGCCGCCTGTCGGTCTGAGCAAGCATCAGGAACAGATCTTCATAGAAAGCCCGTTTAATCCGCATTTCTGCTTTGTCATTGACAGCCTGAAGTGCGTTTAAATCAGGTCTGTAATTTCCATAAATACTGTTCAAACCTTCAGAATTCCTGTCAACCCACAAAACTTCATTACCTCTCATCACGCCTTTATTGAGTTTGTTTTTCAAATCAACCGGACCCTGTAATGGTGGATTACCAACTTTGTCAACAGCCTGATATAATCTCTTTTCACCATGCTGCAATGACTTGGTATCACCGAGCGCTGTGATACCGGGGCAATCGGTCGCATAAACATCTTCAGCGGTGACATCCCATCTGGGTGTCATGATCGGGAAACCATCAAAACCGGATTCACGAAGATACTTGTCATTGCCCCCGGTTCCGGTCCTCTGATTGTTGCCGCTCCTGGGACTGGTATCTTCAAAATAGACAGATCTGAATAACTTATCTTTGGCAAGCGGACTCTGATTGTCACGGTCATCATTCGGTTCAATAACGTGGATTATTTTGATCCATGCTTCAGAGTTCCCACGCTTCCACTGCTGTCTGACATGCTGACTGCAATTTTCTTCACCAAACTGTTTAACACACTGACCAACACTGATTTCATATTCCCGGTAAAATGTGTCTGTGATATTTTTCCCATTCAATGCCAGCATATAAGACCCGACAGTGTAAGGTCTGCACCAGATCACATTTTCAAAATCCCGATACACACCCATTGCACCGGTGCCGAACACACCCAACTCTGAATAAATAGTGTGCAGTGAATTGTATAAATTCGACGATGAAAACACTTTATAAAGCAGAGTCTGAACTTTGAAAAGCCACTCTTTAACGCTTATAATTTCATCCAGATCACTATCACCGGATGAAAGTCTGAACCATGGTCTTGCCGGGGATGTGATACCCGACATCATGCCAGATGACAAAATCCTTGCGGATAACCTGCTGGTGTTGTTAATCTGCTTGGTGTTCCGTTTGTGACCTTTGTTCCGATCAGACACCAGGAACCGGCCACGGTGGGCAAGATGATAATCTGACAACTCCTGGTAAAGCGGAATGAATGTGGATCTTTCAGATCTCAACGCTTCAAGTCTTTTCTTGTAACTCTGAATAGTTGCCATTAAATCCCTCTCTTCTTAAACTATCGCAATAGACCCTTCAGCTATTAAAATGAATTTATTTAAAGAGCTTAAGTTGTCATTTATTATCATTTCCAAATCTTCATCTGGTGCGACTCTAACCACAGCACCCATTTTAGATTGACCAGCGAAAGTTAAACGTCCATGAACACCGTCTTGACCGCCACCGATAGCACTTAAAAATTCCACATCGTAAGCAAAACTGGCAAAATCCCCATTGTCTTTCATGTTGAAAATATTAACTCGATTTCCGTCACGTTTTCGCAATGTTACACCGTGTGTAATACCACCTGATATATCCCCGAAATCACCGAGTGTCGGGGTGGTGTTGGTGTATATGATGGGTAAAACTCTTGTAACATCAACAGTAAGATTTAAATCTGATTCAACACCTCTTCTTAATCCGAAAACTTGAGTGCTGGTTGAACCATCCACAGCCATGTCATCATTGTTCGTTGTGATATATTTACCTGAAACAAATGTAAAATCCAAAGGTCGATCCACGTTAATGGTATTACCTGATGGGGCACCAATCTGTTTGCCGAAATAAACTTGACTGTTGTCAGTATCAGAAATAATAATCAAACTTCCGTCTGTGAAATTTGTTACATCAGTAACATCGAATGAATAAGTATCAATAACAGCATCGGTTGCAAGAGTCGTTGCACTTTTCATCTGATGTAAAGGAACAATCACAATTGGAGTCGTTTGATCCTGTAATGTCACAGGAACACTGCCATTTGGTTCAAGTGGGCTTTCTATGCTCACCGGGATATTTCCATCAGTCTCGGTGATTGTCAATTTCGAACTGCTTGTCATCGCCAAAGCCCATATAAACGTTTCAATAGGTGAGACATCTAACACAGATTCAATTCCCGCCTGCCCACCGAGTTCATGAAATGCAGTGTTAGATTTGGCAGGTTTGGCATCAGAAAAAGCAATCCTGACAGTATCCCTGTGAGACTGCAACAGGAACGATCCGTAATCAGATGTGATTTGCACATACTGAGATGTATCAAGAAGAACGTTCTGCGTGCTCATGATTACTGACCCAACAGAGTTTTAGTGGTGGTTGCGCCCGGTTGAGTGACACCCCTTGAACCTGTCAGAATTGTACTCTGTGCGCCCTGACCAACAGCAGCGGCCCTTCTTCTTTTATCAGCGGCGGCAGAACCACCTGTCGCTGCATCTGACATTGTTGTATCCGGCATCGTCGGTGCTTCTGGTGCCACAGGCGGGGGTGCGGGTGCATCCTGAGTCGGTGTTCCAAAACACATTTTCATTCTCCTTTAATCTTCTAATGGGTCATAATCAAGATTCGCATTCCTTTGACCTGGAAGCCGATCTTGTTCACCTCTTGGAATTTCCAGTTTAGCCACAGGAAACGCAAATGTCAAATATAAAGCGTCTGCCCAATCAGGAGAGACACCTAACCTTTTCTTCATATCTCTCTTTTTCTCAAGAACAAGTTGATCTTTGTCATTGTGACTGAAGTCCCTGGATGTCAACTCTTCTTCAAGCTGATCATCATCCGGTATTGATCCACCATCCATCAACCACTGCTTGCATCTCGCACCCATTTCGGCAGTTCTGGATTTATACAATCGATCGTCGTCAGCATTGTCACCGAAACCAACATCAACAACAGGATAACCAAGTTGTCGCAGTCTGTCACCGATGGGACCACCCATTGAACCTTTATCCATGAAAGTGACATCGGGTTTATGACGATCAAAGACCATGGTAAGCAGTGACACAACCTTCATCGAATCACGGGACTTTTCACCGGGGATTCTATACACCTTTTCAGACTTGGCATCAAACCCACGCCGGAACTGAATCATACAGTTGTCATCACCACCACGTGCCATGTCCACACCGCAAACCAGCGGATCATCACCGAGGTATTTACCCGATCCCCGTTTCATTGCGGCAAAGACAACATCTGAAGGAATGAACTGCATATCGCCGCCCTTCGGAAAGCGGCCACGAACCCTGACCCGGAAAAAGTCAGAATCTTCACCGAAGTCATCTTGCCATTCCTTGATCAACTTCTTATTCGTCATTTTCGCAGTACGGCTGTCAATATGCCTGGTGATCCATCGGTGAGATTGACGATGAAAACAACCATGAAATGATAAGTTTCACTGAATGCTTTGTGAGAGATTGACATTGTGGTGCGCTCGAACCATCGACCAGTGATACACAGTGCGTGCCACTTTGCAAGCTCACCCATGGTTTTGGTTCGAAGCTGATCACCAGTGTTGGCAGTAACAACACCTTTTGAATGCGCCCTGGTAGACATGATGAAAAGGATCAACCAGGCAGAAAGGGCAGATTTGCCAATCCCATGACCAGAAGCCACAGCCAACTGGATAGGATCAACCGGATCAACACCGTTAAAGTTTCGCAGTCTGATCTGGTTCCCGATCTCAATCAGAATGTCTTTCTGCCACTCATCAGGACCGTCAAAACCTTCAAGAGAACCATGACCCCAATCAAATGCCCACATGACCCATCCATATGGATCAGCGTAATACTCAGCACATTCATCGGCAAGAATCAAATCTATCTTATCAGCAGTGTAAAATTCATTGCTGATATCGGCTATTTTTGCGTTTATCATGGTTTCTTATAGGAATGAAGGTTGTTCATCATCCTGCGCCTGTTCCGTCCGTTTTCTGGCTCTTTTAAGCCTTTCAACCACATCGTCGGCAGTATCAATCTTAACCTTATCAGCAGCAAAGGCATCCACCATACAATGCTTGGCAACCAACTGTAATGCACTATTGGATGCTGCAATCTGTCCTTTCTGCCTGGCAATCAGCACATTATCAACAGCTTCCATTAAAACCCACTCAGCATCAATATCAGATGCTTCGAGTCTTTTTGCCAGCACTGCTTCAATGGCTTTCACCACATTGGGTTTCTTCCGGTAAGCATAACCCTTTTCAGGTTCCATTCCACATGCAACAGCGGCTCTCCTTGGATTGAAATCTTTTACATATTCAATGACAAAATTAAACTCATCATATGGTATTCCCTGAAGAGGTCCGCTTTTTATTGTTCCAGGTTTGTAACGTGGCATTGTTTCACCTTGTAAATAGTTAATCTGATTCATTATCAATGAACATTATCCACAAGTCAAGGATCATCTGATATCAAGTGTTTCACCGGTTAATTTAAAACTGTCAATTTCAGAGTCATTT